ATTCTGCCAGTTATTCGACGTGTTATGCCAACCGTTATTGCTAACGAATTGGTAGGCGTACAGCCAATGACAGGTCCAGTAGGCCAAATCCACACATTGCGTGTTCGTTATGCACAGTCATTGACTGATGCCTCAAGTGCTGCTACTAGCGTTACTGCTGGCCAAGAAGCTTTGAGTCCATTCACAATTGCTACTGCATATTCCACAGTACCACAAGCTGCTACAACAGCTAATCAGTACACTGGTAACAACACAGCAATCATGGAAGGTACAGGCGGTAAGCAAATTTCTGTACAAATCTTGAAACAAGCTGTTGAAGCTAAGACACGTAAGTTACAAGCTCGTTGGACATTTGAATCAGCACAAGATGCTCAAGCTATGCATGGCATTGACGTAGAAGCTGAAATCATGGCTGCTCTTGCACAAGAGATCACAGCTGAGATTGATCAAGAGATTCTCTTGAGCTTGTCTACATTGGCTGCAACTGAGTACACATACAACCAAGCTACTGTATCTGGTACAGCAACATTTGTTGGTGATGAGCATGCCGCTTTGGCAGTGTTGATCAACCGCGTTGCTAACTTGATCGCTCAGCGTACACGTCGTGGCGCTGGTAACTGGGCTGTAGTATCTCCAGCAAGTTTGACAGTATTGCAATCTGCAACAACTTCAGCTTTTGCTCGCACAACAGAAGGCACATTCGAAGCTCCTACAAACACCAAGTTTGTTGGTACATTGAACGGTGCAATGCGTGTGTTTGTAAACAGCTATGCTGCTGACACTGCGTCTGTATTGGTAGGTTACAAAGGCACAAGCGAAGCTGATGCTGCTGCGTTCTATTGCCCATACATTCCTTTGATGAGTAGTGGTGTTGTTCTTGATCCAAGTACATTCGAACCAGTCGTATCATTCATGACACGTTATGGCTTCGTAGAATTAACCAACACAGCAAGTTCCTTCGGTAACGCTGCTGACTACGTTGGCGAAATCGCTGTACAAAACTTGTCATTCTCCTAATCAGAGATTGTTTGTTTACACTACCCAGGGATGGGAAGTGCAGAAAAGGACCGAAAGGTCCTTTTTTGTTGACCAAATAAATATGAATATGATTTCAAAGATAAATTTTTCAAATTTGTTTCCGGTTAAACATAAAAGCCCAGTTGGCAACGAGAGTGGATACTATTTGACTCCAGCCCAGGCACTAGATAAAAAAATACAGCAAGCTAAAGCTAACAAGCGTTAAACTTTGTACCAGCTTAGATATTTGTGTATTTTATCAACGACGGATGCCCAATCGCCAATAGAGGGTTGTCTAAATAACGTAGCACTAGGATACCAAGGGCTTGAATCACGATTTAATAACCAACGCCAGTCGGTACCATACCAATTAAGTGGAATCCATGTTGGCCTGCCCATTGCGCCGGCTAAATGAGCAACAGCGGTGTCTATACTAATGACTACATCCATATGATGTATTAGAGCTGCCGAGTCAGCAAAATTTCGTATAGCCCCAGGATACTTTTTTACTCCCAAGGTTTCTAAAACAGTAGCAGACTCTTCACTACATTCGACTTGTAAATTTACCCACTCATAGTTTGGATTTTTACGAATCAAGTCGCACATGGTATCAAACGGCATTGCCTTGTGTTGATTAATCCACGAGTCGGGTCGACCTGACCAACAAAAGCCAACTCTTAATCGATTTTTTGCCCCTAACGTTTCTTGCCATTGTTGGGCCAGGTCGGCACGAGCACCAAGATATGCCAGCTGTGACGTAAGATTTTCAAGAGTAACTCCAATGACTCCAGGAATACTCATCATGGGAATCCAGTAATCAAAATCTGTAGGTGTATCAGCAACGTCTATAATTTTAGAAATGATTGGACTTTGCTCAAACAACGGAGCAAGATTGTTGTTGGTTTGTAAAATAACTTTGGCACCAGCGGTGTGTAACGGAAACAAAAATCTTATAAACTGTATGGTATCACCAAGACCTTGTTCTTGACAAACCAAAATAGTTTTGTCTTTGAGATCTTGCCCGGTCCATCTGGGTTGTTCAAACTTTGGTAAAGTACCAGCCAAGTGTTCGTACTGCCAACGAACCTCGTAAGCAGGCCATCCACGAGCATAATCGCCTGATAACAAATATGCCACTCCAAGATTAAATTGTGCTGTGACATTTTTAGGGTCTAACTGAATAGCCCGTTGTAAAAAAGATATTCCAGCTTCTGGTTCGCCACATTCACGCAAGACATTACCATAGTTGTTGAATGCACCAGCATGGTGTCGGTCTTGTATTAATGCCTGAGCATAATAAGCCAATGCCTGTTCTGGTTGATATTGTTCGCGAGCAGTATTACCGTGCGCAATTAAAAGTTCTGTTTCCACGATTCTATTTAATTAAACTGCTTGCGAGTCAAAATATTTGTTAAGCCATAAATACTTGTCAACGCAATACGGCGTTTTATGCAGGCTTTACCCCCTGCGTAGCGGCTAGAACCCGCATCGGGCTTCTTTAAGGAGAAAACAAAATGGGACGTCCACTTAAGATTCAAAAATATAACACATCTACATCTACACCAGTAGATCAAGCATATCCTCCATTTGCATCACCAACTTCAATGGACACAGCCACTGCCACATATCCAACTGGCGGTACTAATCCACTGTGGCTTGGTGTAGTTGGCGGAACACGCGGCACAGCAGTAAGTACAACATATCCAGTTGTAAAATGTCGTGTGTTTGTTACAGGTTTTGCTGAAGCAGATGGTGTTATTATACGCCAAAAAGGTTCACGCAAATTTATGGTAGCCGATGTAACTGCTAGAACAGCTCTGGTATCTGGCTATGCATACCGTATCACTGTAGTAGGTGATACCGACTGGGCCAGCTATGGTGCCACTAACGCACAAGTAGGCACAATTTTTACAGCCACTGCTGCTCTCGCCAACACAGGCACAGGTCGTGTAAACGCTGTTGGAACATGTGTGTTAACCAGCGATTTATCGCCTACCGCAGGCAACATGAGCATTAGTTATTTCTCTGGTGCAACCGACTCAACCGAACAGGCAATTAGCAAATTGACCAACAAGTTCTTCCAGAACTTTGATGGCGGCGAGACTGGTGGTAATGCTAACACAGGCGATGTTTGGCTTGATACACAAGTTGTTAACAACGTGGCACTTGATGCCAACTTCTTCTCAGACGAGGGCACTGTAGCCAAGTCTGGTGCAGAAGCAGATACTTGGGGTGTTAACGGCAGTGAGCAAAATGCAGGCGGCACATTAAGTCTTGGTATTGTTGAAAATTACACATCGTAATTTTGTTGTAACCCAAAAATCCCTGCAGATAAGTACTGTGGGGATTTTTTTATGACTGTAGCATTTGTGTTAGGCAACGGCATTAGCCGTAAACCTGTTGATTTATCAGTGCTGAAACAGCACGGAACTGTCTATGGTTGTAATGCTGTATATAGAGAATTTGTACCTGACGTTCTAATAGCCACAGATAAACCTATTTCCACTCACATACAAGAAACTGGATATTCTTGTAAAAATCGTTTTTACACTCGCAGACCCTTAGAAGGGCTAGGTGCCATGCCGGTACCACACGAATACTTTGGCTATAGTAGTGGGCCTATAGCTACATCTCTCGCTGCCCAAGATGGCAATAGACGTATATATTTGCTGGGATTTGACATGGGACCCACCCCGGATCAAAAGTTCAACAATTTATATGCCGGCACAGAGTTTTACAAAACACCCGAATCTACACCCACTTTTACCGGAAACTGGATTAGACAAATAAGCCGTGTAATTACAGACTATAAAAGAACACGATTTTTTAGAATCTGTGGTCCAACTACAGCCAGAATTTCTGAACTTGAAGCACTGAATAACCTTGAACACCAAGACTTGGCCCAGTTCCTAGACCGCATAAATAACAAAAAGGATCTTTAAATGGCGACCTACAAGAATACCAGTGGCGATTGGTACATCACAGTTGACAGTGGTGTTGGAACAATTTATGTTGACGGAAACTTGGATGTTTCTGGAAACATTACCTACGTCAGTGAAATTGCAGTTAACGATGCGTTTATCGCTGTAGCGGCAAACAACAACGGCACAGTGACCAGCATGGGCTTGATTGCTACCAAAGTAGCCAATACTCAATGGGCCGGCTTGCGATTTAACACTATTACCAG